AGGAAAATGATCGGGACAATTCCATTCTGTCGCTGCTTCAAACATAAAAATAAAACCAGACGATATACATCGTTACGATAAAAGCCCAGTTCATTACTTGCCCTTTCTAATTTGTTCAATCTCTAATTCACAATAGTGTATTATTTTTTTAAGATCTTCTATTCCATTTTTATCTTTATAACGCACTACATACTTTATAACATTTCCCTGGAAAAAAGAAAGGTTATTGGTCGTAATAAATTCGTAAGGTTGAATATTATGTTTAGCATAATGATCTCCTCCTTCTTGTCTGCTAGATGCAAACACTCGTTCTAAGTCTTCTTTATGTGTCATATGATTTCTTCTCCTATGTTGTATTGATAATCGTAGTCATTACTCATGATGTATAATTTTTCTTTGGCTCTCGTGACTCCCACAAAAAACAATCGGTGTTCTGTATCTTTGTCTCGTAAAGCTGCATCATAAATAATTTTTTCTAAATCAGTAAATAAAATAACATTGTCTCGTTCTTCTCCCTTAACACCATGTATCGTAGATATTTTAATTCTTGCACGTTTAGTTAAATTTTCTCCTTTATCTATTAAATCTTTTATGTATAATCTTTGCTCTTCATTAATATTAAATAGCTCCCAGCCGCCCGCCACTAGCAACCCGTGATTCAGCATCAATTCGTCTAGATCCACACTGTCCACATTATCTAAGGACTTGCCTCCAGAAAATTTATATTTAATTTGTTCATTCTTAAAAGTTAAATAGCTATACACAAGTTGTGCTTCTTCTCCGGATACCGTTGCACCTTTATTTAAACGATCCCAAATATCAATCGCTTGCATCAAGTCCGTAGGAAGCAAAGGATTGTATTTACATTCAAACCTATGTCCTAATGATAGCATGTATTCTACGATCGGTTTCATTTGATTGTTAGTTCTGGTTAGGATCATCCACTCACCACTAGAAAAATCTATATTTTCCAATGACATATCCTCAATTACTTCACCTTCGGCATCTCTGGGTATCCACACTTTATCTCGTCGTTGCTCTACATTTTCTAAAATTTTCATAGCCACTCGATGCACGCTTCTTGGCACTCGTCTCGATTGCTCTTGTGCATCTAGGGTTCCTTCTAGGTTAATAAAAATAGTAGGGTCTGCACCTTGGAAAGCATAGATCGTTTGATCATCATCCCCTGCAATGTAAGAACGTTTACATCGGGATTCAATGTAAAAGAACATGTCCCATTGCAGAGGACTCAGATCCTGTGCTTCATCAAGAAAAACTACGTCGAGGGAAGGACATTTGTCTCTCTTGATAAACTCGGATATCATGTCTGAAAATTCAAACATGGTAAAATCTCTTTTGTAATCATCTAAGTCTTGTTTAATTTGATGACACAAACCCATATCCATAGAATCAATAACATCTAATTGTATCGCTGCATCTTCTAGATTGATAATTTTTTTAGATCTAGCGTAATCAATCACTTTCATATAATTGTTTCTGTATTCTGGAATACCACTTTCATTGGTTACAGTTTCAAATTCTAAGTCCTGACATATTTGTGAATAGTTTTTAAAACCATTCCAATTCGTTCCTTGTAGAAGTTGTGCATTAGTATCTATTTGTAATTCTCTTGTTCCTAAAGAATGAAGTGTACTGACTAATACTTCTTTACTGGGGTATAACAATTCTATTCTTTTTCTTGCTTCATTTGCTGCTGCATTACTAAAAGAAATGTATACTATTTTATTCGGATTCGTAGTTTGTAATTCATTCGCTAGATGATGATTAATCAAACGATAAGTCTTTCCTGTTCCTGGTGGACCAGGAATAATAGTTCTATTTGAATGGAGCATCTTTAGCTTTATTCTTTCTAATAAATACTTTGTCTAAATCGACTTGATCAACAGCCCAGATTCGTTCTGTCTTTTCATCTATTTTCTTAAATACCTGCTTGCCACCGAATAGATTTTGTACTAATCTCATTGTCTTATTTTTTGGATATGTTTTATCCGGCCAGGACTTAGTTCGTACCAATGCTCTCCAAAAATCTTTCCATCTAAAATAACAAATACCTTCTTCAATAAATGCTTTTGATTTTTTAATATCTGATAATGATTTACCTGGTGCACGACTAACAAATTCTGTCAATACTTCTTTTAACTGTACATCTATTCTCATATCGTCTGGAGCTTCTAATGGTTCATCCATTTCATTTAATAATTTAGAAATCATTTTTCTCCATATAAGTTTTGCAATAGGAAGTAACGGTTTGTTTAATTGTGTAAGACACACAATAGAAAATTTTTCTGGGTCATGTAATACTTCTGGTTCTACTTCTAATGTTTCACCATCTACCGTTACAAAGAATAAAGGTGGATCGGAATTGAGTTTTTTAATCTGTGTGATCTCTGGCATTGCTGCACCTTCTTTTCCATATTTTCTTGTGTAACAAAGTTTCTCCTGACAAAATGCACAGATAGGTTTGTCATTACATTTGTAGTCGTATTGTTTTTTATCTAATGAATTAATAACTGTAAGCACGTCGTTCGCTTTTAAAGGTGGATTGATATATTTTGGTACATTGTAATCTTCTAATTTACTTTTCCATGTATCTGGATTTACTTTTCGTAAGTACACACCAATATTAAATAAACCATTATTTCTACCTGCATGATCTACGGCCTCTCCTTCTACAATGGGTCCTGCTGATAGTATTGTTTGTAAACAAGGTGGACCATCGGGTAGTAATGCTTCGTTGTCTTGATTCTTTTCAAACTGTAAAGTCATTAATTGATCTTTAGTTAAAACATGTAAATCATAATATTCAGAAAATTTTTCCATGGTTAATGCATTACCTTCATCATCAAATGCATAACGAACAGATCGGTTTCCACCATGATAAGGCATATTTAAAAAATTACCTACATCACCACGTTCTGCTTTTACATTATTTTGTTTAGGAAATATTTCTGTCTTTGCATATCCTAAGATAGATGCCATCGCTTGTAGTTTTGCTCTCATCAAAGATGCAGGTACAAACTCATCAGTAAAACAAAATACGTGTGCTCCACCTGATTTAGATCTAAATAATACTAAAGGTAATTTATGTTTTCTAATTTTTTGTATAAAAGATTTATGATCAAAATTATATTGATCAATATCAATACAACCCCATTTACATTCATTGTTTTCATTAATAGGTACGATACCTAATGCAGGTTCTACTCCATTAATATGTTGTTGCCATAATTTTTCTGTGACTGGTTGTTTAATAGTAAATGATTTTACTTCTTGTTTGCCATTGGGTCTAATCTCTGATGTTTTTTTAGTTTGACCATAAGCCGTCTCTAATCCTTTAAAGATTTCTTTTAATCTTTCTAACATGTATCCCTCTATAAAGTTGTTCGGGTGGTATTGCTACCACCCGATTGTGTCAATTATTTGCTCAAACTTAGATGGAAGTCTTTTGCTCTTCCATATAAATTTGCATCTGTAACAGGACCAACTGTCTTTACAGCATATCCATACCATTGATTTCCTTTTCCAGAATTCAATACCGTGGATAAATTATAAATATGACTAAACGAAGCTGGAGTATAAGTTCCATTTGCATCCGTCATAGTTTGTGACATCTGTAAAGATTGCCATTTTCTACTTACTTTTCCTTGAGAAGAACTCATAGAAACTAAAGCAGTCTCAGCAGATCCATCATCTCCTATTATAAGCACATAGTTTTGATGTACGGTTAAAATATAATTACCATTTTGTAATCTATCTTTACCTCCATCCTTAGTGGTTTTAGTTAAAATATCAGAAGTATCTGGATAGATTTGTTCTGGTCTTCCTGAGCCAGTGCCAAATTCTGCCCACTCTTGATATTCCATTTTGTAGTAACATGGTATGACATTGATACCTGTTTCACCACTATACAGTTTTTTTGTAACTGTATTTAATAACATTCCAGGTTCTGCACCTTCTACGTAATTTTGATTACGCTTTTGTGCTTCTCCTGAACTGTTTTGTAAAAGTTTTAAAATAGGTAAGGCAAGTGATTCCTGTCTTACATTCTCAAAACCTTTCTCGGCATCTTCTCTAAATAATATAGTAGAAGGCATTTGTGCCGGTTTTTTCATTGCTACTTGGTTCATATTAACTCCTTGTTATTTTTGTACGGTTACCCTCGTAAGGTTTAAAAAGATCAGAGGGCACATCGAGTCCAGCCTCGATGCGCTCCCTGACCAACGCCTTGAGTGTCTGAGCATGAACACCAATTTTCTGGATAGGTTCAAAGCCCTGACCTCGTGCAAGGACAGCATATTCTGCCGCCTTGTTATCTTCGCCACGACCAAAGGTAACAGTGATATCATTTTTAATAACATCACCTAGACCGTTGTTACGAAGCCATGTAAAAGCTGCATCCTGTTTTTCTGCAGGAATGGATGCGCTGTAAAATTTTCCTACTTCTACAGACTCACCATCACTTAGCTTTAATTTTGTAATATTCATTTCCTTCATCATAGAAGGAATTTCTAACTCGGATATAATTCTTGCTTGCTCTTTTAATTTTTTAACACCTTCTTCAGCATTAGCAATTTCATCCTCTAAATTTTTTAATTGCTGCACTTTATCTGTAAGTTGTTTTGGATCAACCACAGCTTTCATTGCATCTATTTTATCATCTCTAAAATTTATATTCATATTCTAACCTTTCTAATTTGCTTTCTAATATAATCCTTTATTATACGTTTGTCAACTCTCTGAACTAACTTTTTGGTATAAGTCAATTTCAATTGGATAATATCTCCTTTCTTGTTTATCCCATTTTAATAATTTATATTTACCGTTAGTTATATCAGAAACAATAGAGCAGGCAACACCAATAATGGCCGGATCCCCTGTTAATAATAAGTAATCTTCGGGTGTGTAATTTTGTAGCAGTTTTCGTAATTTAAAAACCAAAGGCCCTGCACTTAAAATAATTTGTGCATTTTCTGGAAGTAAAACTTTTAATACACCAAATTGAGACGCACCTATAATATTAATTTTAGGTCTTCCTTCTCTTGTCCCTGGGACATCTTGTATCACATAAACAGTATTATTCATTCTTGACTTTATATAACCTAGTGTATATATCCTTTCAATAGAAAGAACTATTATATGCATTATAAATTTAAAAGCAAGCCTTTTGCTCATCAATTAAAGGCATTAGAAATGTCCTGGGACAAAAAAGTATTTGCATACTTTATGGAAATGGGAACAGGTAAATCAAAGGTTTTGATTGATAATATTGCTATGCTGTATGACAAAGGTAAAATTAATGGTGCGTTAATTGTTGCACCTAAAGGTGTATATAAAACATGGATGGATGAACAGATTCCGGATCACATGCCAGACCATATTGAAAAAGAAGTTGTGTTGTGGGAAGCCACTGGTGGTAAAAGAAAAGAAGAAGAACTTAAAAAATTATTTACACCTACAGAAGATCTGCATGTTTTAATTATGAACGTAGAAGCTTTCTCTACCAAAAAAGGAAAGTTATTTGCTTATAAATTTTTAGCTTGTCACCAAGCTATTATGGCTATTGATGAATCTACCACTATTAAAAACCCTGGTGCGATTCGAACTAAAACTATTATAGATTTAGGAAAAGATGTTAAATATAAAAGAATATTAACTGGATCTCCTGTTACTAAATCTCCTTTAGATTTATTTACACAATGTTATTTTTTAGATCCTTGGTTATTAGATCAACAATCTTATTACTCGTTTAAAACACGTTATGCTATTTCTAAAAGAATTAATGTATCGGGAAGACAAGTTGAAATTGTAGTGGGTTATAGAAACTTAGGAGAATTATCGAATCAACTAAAACCCTTTTCTTTTCGATGTTTAAAAGATGATTGTTTAGATCTTCCTGAAAAAACTTATATGAAACGTATTATTCAATTAACGGATGAACAACAAAAAGTATATGACCAAATGAAAAAAATGGCTCTCGCAGAATTAAATGGTAAACTAACCACAACTGCTACGGTTATTACTCAATTAATGAGACTACAACAAATTACAGCAGGTCATTTTAAATCAGATGATGGTTTAGTACAAAAAATAAAAAACAATAGATTAGATGAATTATTAAATGTGTTATCAGAAATGGAAGGCAAAGCAGTTATCTGGGCCCATTGGAGACAAGATATTGAAACGATTGTAGAAGCTTTAAAAAAAGAATATGGAGATAATTCTGTCGTCACTTATTTTGGTGACACCTCTACCGATGATAGACAAAAAGCAATTAGATCTATTCAAGATAAAAATAGTCCGGTACGATTTATTGTAGGGACTCCACAAACGGGCGGTTATGGTATCACATTAACAGGTGCAAGCACAATGATTTATTATTCTAATGGTTACGATTTAGAAAAACGACAACAATCGGAAGCACGTATTGATCGTATTGGTCAAGTAAAAAATATGACTTATATTGATATTATAGCAGAAAAAACTATTGATGAAAAAATAGTAACAGCACTAAAAAATAAAGTTAATATTGCTTCTCAAGTTATGGGCGAGGAGTTAAAGGAGTGGATATAAATACCCACTCCTCTTCGTTGTAAGGGAACATTATTTTACTTTGATCTCTTGAGCTTTAATTTCTTCTGGTTCATTAACACCTAATTTAACTGTCAATACACCATCTTCCATTGTAGCTTCATCTACAATTACATCATTTCTTAATGAAAATTGTTTAAAGAATTTTCTCGCTGCAAGTCCTTTTTCAATGTATTCTTTTTCCT